TTGTAGACATGGCTGGTAGGGCTGGAGGATCGTCGTCTAAGCGTGAAACTAAATATCGGCGTCCGATGTTTGCCAGTTTGTTACCCGGTCAGCCGTCGCGTTTCATGTGGGCTAAAGCAGCGGACTCGTTGTCTATGATTGAACGAGAAATGGACTCCACGATCAAGGCCGTGGTGCTCGAAGCAAACCGAGAGATGGCAAGGATTCGCTAATGGCAATCAACATTCCGATCATTACCAGTCTTGAAGATACGGGCATCAAAAACGCTAAAGCCGCGTTCAACGATTTTAAAGCTGCTGTCGGTCAAGCCGAAGGTGGAATGGGAAAGTTTAAGGCTGGGTCCAAAGTCGCTTTGGATGCGGTTGCCGCTAATGCTTCCACGTTTGCTGTTGCAGCTGGTGCCGCAGTCGGCAAGTTTGTCGCTGACGGAATCACAGCGTTTCAAGACATGGCAATCTCAGCGGGCAAGTTTGCTGATGCGACTGGTCTGGCCGTTGAGGACGCGTCACGCTATATCGAAGCGGCCGGCGACATCGGTATCCCAATTGACGCCGTTGAGGGTGCTATCGGTCGCCTAAATAAGACAATCGGTGCCGACCCTGACAAGGTTCGCAATCTTGGCGTAGACCTTGTTTATTTGAAAGACGGTTCGTTAGACGTCAACGAGACTTTTCTTAACACGATTGACCGACTGAAAAAGATTAAGGACCCAGCAGAAAAAGCAAGGGTTGCAGCTCAGCTTCTCGGTAAGGGCTGGCAGTCCATGGCCGAACTTATTGAGATGGGAGCAGACGATCTCAACGCGTCGCTAACAGCGGTTTCGGAACAGAAGGTTATTTCTGAAGAAGAACTTCAAATGGCTCGAGAGTACCGTGCCGCGATGGACGGTCTTGGTGACTCGGTTGATGATCTGCAAATTAAGTCTGGTCAACGCTTAGTTCCTTTAGCGACTTTGTTGGCTAATGGTGCTAGCGCCGCTTTAGATTTTGACGCCAAAGTTACTGAATTATTTAAAGACATTGTTGGTAACGGGACGCAGGCTGAGGAACAGTTAAGCGAGTTGGCTGGTGTTGTAGACGAGGGTCGGATCAATGCTGGAGCGTTTAAGACAGCAATCCAAAACGCCAAAACACCACTAGACAATTTGGCAACCTCGGCAAATAACGCCAGTGTCGCAATCGTTAACGCTGATACTGCTTGGAAGAACTTGACCGGGTCATTAGATCGTGAAGTTGCACTCGACAACGCCAAAACTGATCTAGCCGAACTTGAAGCCGCAGCTGCTAAAGCGTTCGGCACAGGTGCCCAAGCAGACATTGATGACTACGAAGCCAAGCTCGCTAGTTATGCGGGCGTCCTTGCTGGCATATCGGGAACAATGGACGGCATTTCATCCAAAGAAATCTTGTTTAGGTTCAAGACTCAAGGTTCAGCAGCTGCGCTTGAGTACGCAAGGTATCTTGCTCGAGGTGCCGAGTACGGCGGGATCAGCGAGTTTGACGCTTTAACGCTTGCTGGTATCTCGGGCACTCGAGCAAGCGGTGGCCCGGTCATGGGTGGCGGAACTTATCTTGTTGGTGAGCGCGGTCCTGAACTGTTCACACCGTCGTCGTCTGGAAACATCACACCAAACAACGCTTTAGGTGGCGGGGCGAACATTACGGTCAATGTGAACGGCGGAGACCCTAACAGCATTGTCAGAGCACTTCAACAGTACGTTTACCAATCAGGCCCAGTTCCTATAAACACTCGAGCGATGTGATGCCGACCACCGACTGGACATTCCTACTTAACGGAACAACTAATTTTAATAGTTACGTCCTTTCAGCAAACATTAAACAAGGACGAGAAAATTACTTAGACAATTACGATGGCGGGTCAATTGCAATAACAATAAACAACACCGCAAACTATGCAAACAATTTTGCGTTTAATACCAAAATATTGGTCAATTACAACTCAAGCGCCGCTTTTAAACAAATCTTTTATGTTCAAAACATAGATTTCAACGACTACCCCGGCAATACAGGATTATCTACAGCAACAATCTTTGCAGTAGATGCTTTAGGTAGATCAGGCAGAATTCAAGCAACTGCTTTTGGTTTGACACAAGCCAACACCATAAATCAGTTACAACAATTTGACACAGGCAACGTCTTGCCTACCGATATTGTCGTGTCAGCAGTTTTAGGTGGTGGAGATTCAATCGCCTCAGCTCAGACATACACGGGAACTGTCCTAAATCAAATCAACTTAATTAACGCAACAGAACGTGGAGTGATTACCACTACCGCTGGTACTTCAGCACCTTTTAACAGCACTATTGCGCCAATGCCTCGAAGCAACCTTTATTCGGCTGTTACCTCGTTTTCGTTTGGTCGTACAACATCCTCAACAGTTATTGCTTACAGTTCTTTTGATCGAATCCAAAACGGATCGTCGTTTATTAACACAGCAACAATTTCACCCTTAGGTTTGTCTCCAGTAACCGAGACAAACTCGGCTTCCGTTTCAACTTATGGACCCACCTTTTATGGTTCGTCAACGGTTGATTACAACACAACTCAAGCCACAGGCAACGCCGATTGGATTTCAAACACTTTTTCTAACCCTGCATCGTTGCGGTTTGTTATTACTTTTACCGACAAAATGCAAAATTCAACGGCGCTTGATAATTTTGAATCTACGTTTTTTCAAACTATTTATCTCATTTATTCGCTCGCTTATCGAGTGCCCGGTGACGTTTCAGATACAACTGTTCAAGTGGTGCGAGAAGGTTGGCAAATTAACATCACTCCATCGCAAACTTCTTTTACATTGTTTTTTAGTCCACTCAACTATTATTCGTTTTTTACACTTGATTCGTCCAGTTTAGGAATTTTGGATACCAGTCGTCTCGGCTGGTAAAGGAGAAAATATGGCTATTAACCCAAACACAGACTTTTCGTCGGGTGCTGTCTTGACAGCCGCACAGCAGAACCGTTTCCCTCGTGGGGTCATGGGTGCCGTGTACCGCACCGCTGGCGACTACACGATGAGCACTACTGTCGGCGATGTGACAGGAATGTCCATTACTTTTACAGCAGTAGCAAGCCGAACATACAAAGCATCGTGGACTATTAGCGGTTACAAAGCAACTTCAAACGGTTGGGCTGCCATCTATCTCACTAACAGCGCCAACACTGTTTTCGGTTCTGTTTACAACACAGCTTTAATTTCGGGTGTCGGCTATTTCAACCTTTCAGGTTTCACTTACTTCAGTAACTTGACTGCTGGATCACAAACTCTAAAATTGCGTGCACAAATTGAAAATGCGGCAGGTGTGATAAATGCGTCAGGTACCAATCCTGCTGTTTTTATGGTTGAGGACTGTGGCCCATCATGAAAATCAACCTTGAAAATCCTGTTGGCATTGAGTTTGATTATTTGATGCGAGCAAAACGAAACGAACTTCTTGCACAGTCCGATTGGACACAATTACCAGACGCAACCGTAGACCGTGAAGCATGGGCGACATACCGCCAAGCCCTACGAGACTTCCCAGCCACATGGACAGCAGGACCCGAAGCCGACTTCCCCGATACACCGTGAAAACGCTTGCAGTGATCGCAGCTCTCGCCGTCGTCCTCATGTTCGTCGTCACTGGATGTAGCGACCGCACTCGAGACAACTGCGAAACTAAACCAACAGCCACAAGGTGCAACCAATGAGAAAACGACTTACTAACTCCGAGATCAAAGCGCGCCTAGTTCTAATGGTGGGAATTGCGCTGTCGCTTACTTTCATCATGTCAGTCGGGATGATCTTGTACTCACTGACTTTTGTTGTACAACCACTTGAAGTGTCACCGAACGATTCCAAGGGATGGGAGACCCTTTCGAGCGTAATGTTGGTTTTGGCTGGTGCATTGACGGGATTGCTCGCAGCCAATAATTTGAAGGACAAGGAACCCAAAGATGACATCTAGACCGTACACAGGTAGCACCGACGGCAACCATCCCACACCTCGCCCCGGCACAAAACGATTCGTGGAATTCTGTGAGTATTTGTTCGGCGTCAAGAACATTGGCATTTATGCGAACCGCCCGATGCGATCAGGACCGCAGCTTTCAGTCCACGCGACATGGCGAGCAGTAGACCTTAAAGGCACCAAAGCCCAACGCAAAGCCCTAGTCGAATTCCTGTTTCAACACCGCGACCTTTTAGGCATTGAAGAAATCCACGCTTACGACGGCACAGGATGCCCACTACCAAACCTCACCAAGTTTGGCGCTGGGTACCGATGCGACCGTGACGCTTGGAAGGCTTGGACACCTACACGCAACGGAGGCACACCCGGTGCGGACTGGACTCATGTAGAG